ACTTGGTCTATGTTTGGTTCTTTTCCATTTGGGTCATACTTGCATCGAAATTCCACAGGGCATTGTCCTTCCACGACTAGAGTATATGTATTATTCGCACCCCTATATAAACACACTTGTTGACCATTCTTTGCTTTTTTCCTCTTATATCTTCTACAATTAACATACTTTGGGTCTTCTCTCATCCCTTTTCTGATTTCTTGTTCCCATGTCCAGTCGCTAAACTTTTTAAGAAAACAAGTAAAACAGTTCTTTATATTATCCGATTGTGCGTAATATATCACCTTTCCATTGGAACAAAGCCATTCAAAGGTTTCTTGTCCACCTTCTTTTCTGACGCATTTATCTCTAGTTTGATATCCACCAACCCCTGTCGAACCCCATAAGAGTGAATATAAAACCACCCAAAACACCAACGCCAACAACCAAAACCATTGCCACAACGACATAAGTTACAACCTTTTCTTTAAATTTTTGTTTATCGTAAACCTCCTTTTGTCTTCTTTTACGAATATCCCCCTCTAAGCGTAATATCTCGTTCCATGCAGATTGACCATGCGAAAATTGGATGAACGTGCGTAAGTCATTTCTTTGCTGTTCTAACTGGGTTTTAGCGGTAAATGCTTCGATGGCTTCTTGTTCAATACTTTTGCCATTCATTACTTTTTTTAGCAATGAAGGGTTTTTTGCTGACTTGTGAGCATTATCAATATCGGAAACAGCACCCATCCATCTTGACAGGTCTTGCGACATAGATTCAAGCTCTCGACCTGCGTGAAATGCCTTTTTTATGCCATTAAAAGCGGTACTTGCGACTGTTAAACTAGCTGTAATACTTATAGGGTCAAACATTTACTAACCCCCCATAAAGAACTTCACAGAACAATAGTGTTAAAGATTACCCCAAATGAACTTAATACATAAAAGGCGGTTATTGATATAACTATTCTTTCTAGTCTGGAAACCCTACGTTCCATGTCTTGTCTAAAATGGTACATATCGTTTTTAAGAACGCTTAGTTCCATTAATATTGCACTTATGTCTTGTTTTGTCATTAGTCAGCATCCTTTATCGTAAGTTTGCCTTCTTCTACTTGTTTTAATATTTCTGCGTATTCTATGTTGTCCTTTTCTTTAGGAATCCAATGTTCAACACCATTAATAGTAGCTTTTAAAATGTTTGTATTTTCACTACCATCTATATTTTTAACCTTAATTACCTCTGTTATATTCATTATAATACCTCTTTATAACTCAGCAGATGCAGTAGCACCTGATGACCATGCTGAGTATCCACCAACATAATAGACTTGTGCAAATTCTTTAGTAACATTTTGCATGGTACTACCTGAGTTGACTCCTGTCATAGTAGGGGTTGCTCTTAGTTCAGTAGGAAACCATATAGTGGAGTAATCACCTGCACTATCTGCTCCATATCCACCATATAGTAAGGATGTTATTTTGTGAAAATACCTCTGACACTTAGCAAGGGTTGTTACTATATCTTCGTGCTGAAAATCTGATGCTTGTGAGCCTACTTCTAATTGCACCCCTGTGATAAAAAATTTTCTGTCTGTGCTGTCAAAGAATGATGTTGTTCCACTACCTACCCTATTTGCATTAGTGCTAGACGCCCATGAGCCTGAGTTTATAGTACCACTTGTATAGTTAGACCCAGCGTTTAAGTGTATAACTAAAGCCAAGCTACTTGCATTATCATCATCAAATGTCCCTGTCGTATCAGCAGGAAAATTTAATTCTACTCTTGTCCAGTCTGTTGTAACATTAAAAGTTTTACTTATCTGTCTACTGTTATCTGCGTCAAACAATTCACAAACGTAAGTAGCACTAGCATTACCTTTTACATAAAATGATACAGCAAATGGTTTAGCATCTGCTGTGCCTTTTGCAAAAGCTTGTAGATTTTGACCTTCTATAAGTTGCTCAAACTGCAAAAACTCTCCTGACGCTATTGAAGTATCAGCCGTAGTGCAATTAAATTTAGCACTATTTGCAAAACCTGAAGGAGCAGAACTGTCTTGAGATAATGTTAAACGTCCTGCTGTTGATGCACCAGTTGATAGTTTCCATCTATCTACAACATAATAACCAGTATCGTCACCCCTATTTGTTTCTGAGGTGCTTCTTTGGGCGATGTTCATCGCTCCATTGATGATGACATTAGACGAACCTTGCCCTACGTTTTCTGTTCCTCTGCTTTGTACTTTAGTTAAAGGCATCTTTATTCTCCGATGGCGTTTTCTGCATCTCTTTGTTTTCTAGTCTTATAATCTGACCTAGCTGTTATAAGTTTTACAAAGTCGGCTTGGTTGCTTGGTATTGGGTCGGTGAAAGAACTATCGTTCATTAGCTTTGTAGTCCACTCCTGTTGCATCCTTTTCCAACAGTTGTTTATTTTGCCTGTCATTGCGTCTTGTACCCATTGATTTATGTCAACCAAATCATTGTTTAACATAGCTTGTTGAGTGTCATCCACCTCTATTTTTAATGTAAGTTTTGCCATTTTATCTCCTTTAAGATATATTATTTCGCATTGACATACTAACCTAGTAAGTGACCAGAAAAAGTTGTACCATCTGCTGATGTATATATTGAGGTACTAGCTGACCCTGCACCTTGATAAAATACAACATAAGCTGTATCGTTTGCATCCATGTCAGCAACCCAAGCACCACTTATTGTCCAGTAAACTGTGTTTTGGTCAAATGCATCATAATCGTTCAAGGCAAGACTATATCTTCTATTACTAGTTTGAACGTAACACTCTATATAAGTTGCATCTGTTTGTGGGTGACCAAGAATCAAACTTGCTCTCAAAAAATACTTTCCTGTAACTGGTGCTGTAAAAGTATCAGATGCAAAGTTTCCTCCAACATCAAATACTTCATTTTGAAAAGGAACAGTTACAGATGTGTTAATAGCTATAGACGATTGAGTCGAATTTTTATTAGCATGAAAGCTTGGTTGATTTGGCATAGTTAGTTCTGAAGGTGCTTCTAACTGCCCTATAGCCGTTGTACCAGACCCACTAATAGAATTTATCTTTAATACGTTCCCTGCGGTTAGATTGCCTGTAGGAAGAGTTAAAGTGTAAGACTGCCCTGCCGAATGTGGGGGTGAAGCCAACTTAACCCCATGTGAATTTACACGACAATTTAGCTGTAGTGTTCCGTCTGTCGTGCCATCGCCTTTTATAGACAACCCTGCACTTGATGAAGTGGAAACAAAGTTTGTCTTTGCGTTTGTTACTGTGCTGTCACTTGGTGTTCCTATGTCTAGCGTGTTTCCTAGTACAAGAATAAAATCTATTGAGTCACTTGATGATAAAGTACCGCTTGAAGGTAAAAAGGTTATTGTAGAACCAGAAACAGAATAGGCGGTTAAGGGTGCTTGTATAACACCATTCAAAGAAACCAACATATGCAAGGCTGATTCTGGTACAAATGCCACCCCACCATTTAGAAGGTTATAGGTGTTGGTGCTTGATGTTGTTATTGCATCTAGCTTGATATAGTTCCCAACTTGGGGTGATTTGCCTATATATGCCATGTTTTAACTTTCTGGTTTATCTGGAAACTTGAAATCTTTATCACTCATACTCTGAAAAGTTTTTGTGATATCTCTTAGTTCCTGTCTGTATGTTTTCATTTTATCGGACATAGTAACATCACCTAATGCTGTCCAATCTGTTTCTTGTAATAACTTGTTTCTTTCTTCTCTAAGTAATCGTAAGGGTTCAGCATTTTCTAGTTTCGTTTTTTCATCGCTCACTTGTTTCCATGTTACGCCAAAATCTTTTGGGTCTGAGCTTATTATGGCTGTGCCATCTTTTGACCCTGTAACTTTTGTAAACCTTTCGTTAAATTCTGCTTCTGTAGTCGCATCATCACCCCTGTAAACCCACTCTGTAAGACCTAATGACGTAAGTGCATTTGCTATTGTGGTCATCTTTTCCCCTTACCCCGCTATTTCCATGCAAGTGATTATATTTGCCACACTTTGAGAACCTATTTGAACTTGGTCGGTATTTGCACCCCTACAATACAGTTCATAATGAATAGAAGACGTTGTACTTGGGGAATCTAAAACCATGCAAGTAAGAGTGTTTATTTGCCTGTCACCCGCTTCATAACTCGTGGCAAACCCATAAGCTCCGCTAACAGCGATTGAATCTAGTCTTGTGCTATCCCTGTATATTGTAGCGTAAAGTTGTCTTCCCCCCGCTTGCGTATCTACGCTGAAATTACATAGCACAAAAACTTTACTACTTGTGAATTGTGGGGTGAAATCAACATCAAGAGAACTCGCATTATAGCTACTTGATGTAAAATTAACAGCCCCGCCTTGCGTTCCTTGTGCTACTTGAATTACATGACCAGAAGGGGTTGTAAGACCCGCTGAAGCGTTGAGCGTACCCGCTATCGTTGGGTTATTTTCAATCTTTGCACCAGTAATAGCATCATCTGCAACTTTGGCGGTTGTTATCTGTCCATCTTGTATATCAGCACTTGTTAATAAGGCTGATGCGGGTTGTACTCCTATAAATGGCATTGTTCCCTCTTATGTTATCTCTAATATGCTAAGTGTAGCGTCTATCTTTGCTGAAACACTACAATCAATCTTTAAAACGTCTGTGGCTTGCATCACCACCTTACCCCCTGTGAGCAGTTCAAGAGTTGAGCCGTTTGGTATGCTAACATCTTTTGCTAGTAGGACTGTTTCGTTTGTTTCTGTGTCGCTTGTGTCGGAAACTAGCTGAACATCTACTGTAACCGCTGAAGTGTGTATATTACAAAGCAATAAGCCTATTATGACTGTGGTAGTTGACGATTTTCCAGTATATAGCGTGAGTGGCGTACCTGCCGATGCAGGCATTGCTCCGTTGGTTTTTACCTTAAATGTGTTCGCCATAGTCTACTCCCTATCCTAAAGCAATCGCCAAAGGCAAAGCATTTGGGTCAGTTTCTGATATCGTACCAGTTGTTGACATTGTGCTTGTTATTGCATTGCTAGTTATATTTATTGAAAACAACTCAATATTGTCTGAACCATCGTTAATTTTTACTTTTAGAAATCCACTTGTTCCAGTATCGACCCATATTGTGCCTGTAGCGACCGAACTAGGTGCTGAACTTCCTATGTGTTGTGTGTTCAAAGCGGTTAGAATATTATTCAATTCAGTCCGAAAAGAACTAAAACCTTGATTTGCTAAACTTACATCTGAAACTTGTGCCATGATTTTTTATACCTTTTTCCTGTTAACTTTGCAACCCAAAACCCTTTGCGATGTAATCAAATGTTCTATCGACTGCACCCCCACTAGCGTTTGCAAACGCTATTGTGAACCCACTAACTGTCTTTGAACTTATTGTGAAAACATCACCAGTAGCCATATTTTGTGCGGAAACACCCACCGCAGGAACTTCAAAAAATGGGTTTGTGAAGGTTACTGTTTTGCTACCGCTTGATGTTGCCAAATTACTTTCCGCAAAAGTTCTTTCTTCCATATTTAATTTAATCACAATATTTTTAACATTACTAGACGTTTGAGCATCATCATTTGACAACTTTAAACGAAACTTTGCAAACTTAAATTTGAATGTTGCTGACTGTGTTATGTCTTGAAAGCTTGTGCAATCCGCTAGTGACGTAGTTGATGTTGCTATCTGTACCCTATGAAAAGCGTGTATTTGTTCCGTTCCGTCAAATGGTGCTTTGGCTTCATCAAACAATAAAGACCCTCGACCACTATCAAACAAATCGTAAGGGTTTTCAGCGTCTAGGGTTATTGATGGCTCTATATTCCCATCAAATATTTGTGTGAGTGAAAGAGAATTACTAAAATTGTAAAAGCCTTTTGCATCTCTATTTGTATTGTTAAAGTTTGGGTTTGAGGTTGTATCTGTCCCCCCTAGTTCAAAATCCCCTACAACACTATCAAAGTTTCCTACTGTATCGTCAAAATTAGTTACTGTATCTAATGATAAAACTGTATCACCAGACGCATCTATTTTTACAGCTAGTGGAAAAGAAGTGTCCATTTGGTCTAAAGCCGTGAAAATATTTGGTGTTTCTGTAAAAGTCGATATTTGCTTATAGGCTTGTATAGCTGAAATATTAGTTGTGACTATTGTGGCTTCTGCGGAGGTATTGCCGTTTTTATCTACTGCTTTAATAAGATATGAACCCACTCTAGCAGGTACTACAGCGTTATCGCATTTTCTTCTAGGGCATCTGACTAGGTTTGTTGAGTTTAGCCAGTTAGCACCAGTTGTAACATTTTGATAGCGTATTTCATAAAAAGAAATGTCTAGGTCACTATTAGCAGAAGGTGGAGTCCATGTAAGCTTTAGATGGTCTTGACCATGCAACTCAACCCCAAAATCTTCTACATTGCTAGGCGGTTCAACACCCCCTACTATTGCTCTTGTAGTTGAGATAAACGTACTCTTTGAGCCTATGGTATTTACTGCCCTAACTCTAACTTGATAGGTTGCACCATCAATCACGTTAAGGTGTTGATATTCAAGGATTTTTCCTACTGCTATTTCTCTAAACGAATCACTTACAGCGTTTCCATCTGGGTCTAATGTCTGCTTTATTTGCACCTCATAATTGTCAACAAAAAGGTCTGTAGACGCTCCAATAGTAATTAACATTCTGGTGATAACAATCCCATCCGCATACTCTACTAATTCATCTCCTAATGTAATGCTTGCAGGGGGTTGTACTGAAAAGGGGTTTGGAAGTGTTGTGTCTGGTATTGTTGCCACTTCTTGTTGTGTGCCGAATGTGTAAAAACTATCTTGATGCTCTGAACATTGTAAACTTACTGTGTGGTCTGTGTTTATCGACATTCCCTGTACTCTAAAGGGTTTTGCAGAGAAAGCAGGGGTTGCATGGGTTATATTCACAATATCCCCTATGGCTAGGTCTAAGGCAGTCGCATCCGCTTTTAGTGATATATCTAGGCTAGTTCGTGAACGTCTTAATATTATTTCTGCCATTTCTTGTGCTTGGTATGGACTTGTGAACATAGAAAAGTCAAATCTGCCCTCTAATAAAAGACCACCATCAGCAGTTTTCATATTGGCGTGTTGGTCTGCGGAAGCTAACCCTGTTTCGTCTACTGGTGGAAACTGTGCTGTGTCTGATTGATAATTTTTATCTGGATTGATAAAGTTCACAATGACCCTGTTATATCGTGAGTTCTTGTTTTTACTTTGAACTGTTATACCGCCTATTATATTGTCTTCTGTGAGCGTTATAGACGCTGACCCTGTACTTTCGACCAATATATTGTATTTACCACCAGAAAAATTTAGATACGACCTAGACCCCCTTACAAAGTTTTTGACGTTATCTATAGCTTTTAATGATGTATCTACTACCGCATGGCTATCCATTAGGTCAATCTGACTTGCACCGCTAAAAGGTGTAATATTTGTATCACAGACATCTGTGGCGGTCTGCCAATCAGCAAAGTTACTATCGAAATAGCTGTTGGTTATTCCCATCCCAAACCTATCATTTCTGAGATAGTCTAATAGCTGTAATATTGGATTGTCGGAATATTCCCATGTTGAACTTGTGTCTGCTCTATGGCTACCGCTACCGCCTGTAACTGTTCCATCAAGGTTAGGGTTATATACCTTTCGACCTTTTATAATTGCTTGAACTTTAGGCAATGACCCGAATTTATCGGTATTCCATTCAAATCTTAGAGCCAGATATGCCAATCCTCTTAATCTGTGGTTTGATGTCCATGATGTAAGTGTAGATAAAAGGGTTGATGCTGATTGTGAGTCTGTTCCTAAATGTGCTTCTACTGTAATCAGACTAGAGTCAGCAAAGAAGTTTGAATCCGAACTTGCTACTGTTCTCTGTGTGCCATCGGTCAATGCTCCGCTAAGAGTTACTTGGTTTTCGTTTACAAATAAGGTTTCTACGCTGTTTATTTCCCCTTCACTTAGAACCAAAGCCATGTATAGATATTGATTGTCTGTGCCAGATGTTTCTAAGAATACGACATTACCACCAACTTTTCTTGTGCCATATACAACAGGGATAGAAGCATTTGCCCTAAATTTATTAACTAATATTCCTTGTGCTTGTTGTTCTGCGTAATCATCACCGAAATCTGGTATTTCTGGCTGTGGTATTAGCCAACCAACTACGTCTTCAACTACGTCTACGACAACTTCTACAACGTCTTCTACAAAACCAACAACATCGCCTATAAAATCGCCAATACCATCCGTAATATCTCTTAAATCACACATTTATAGCAATCTCCAGTTACTACCCATGTTTTCAAATCCTAGCTTTTCAAATACAGGGTCTATATGCAATCCAGACGTTACAGAAAGGCTTATAGGCAACCCCTCCGATACGTTTTTCACAGAATCAATAATTGTTTTTACTAATTTAAAATTTCTATAATTTTGTCGGATATAAAGAACATGGATATTCATAAGTTGTTGTTTACTGAACCAATATTCTGATTTGTGAAACATACACAACCCCATAAGTTCTTTTTTATCTAAATCTTTTGCTAGTATTATCTTACCTCTTTTTAATATGACGTTGATACAATTTAATAATTTATCTCTGTCTATTTCTGGCAATCGTGCGTCTTTCAAATCAAATTCTTTGAACTCAATTAGCAAATCATAAACATTTTCAACATCTTTTTTTTCTGCTTGATATAAATGAACACTACTCATACACGACCCCATTTTATGTCGCTTACAGTCAAAGCGGAAAATTCCATGCCTTTATCACCACTAAAAAATCTTTTTTGTGAAGTGTCTGACGTTGTTCGCCCACTTTGTTTTGAAAAATTACCCCAATGTGATGTGACTGTGAGATTGATACTCGCTGATTTTGTGTTATCGGTAATTTTATATTCGTCTATCGTGCCATAAAACAAAAGGAAAGGGTCTGCTATTAGTGCAAGGTTTGCATCTAAAAACCCTCTGTATATGAATACGTTATCGTTAATTATGTTTTCGTTTAGTGCTATTGATATATAGGTTTGGTCAACACCAGAAAGATTAACAACAAGACTATTTTTAGAAGGTGCGTTTGTTTCGCTCACTCCTGTTATTCCTCTAAAATGTCCATTTGATGCGTAGGTTCTTGATGTTCCAGAAACACTAGACGCAATGTCAAAACTTGCATTTGTTAGATATACTGGTGTTCCGAAACCTAATTCAACTAAAAGTATGGGGTCTATGTTTCCTGTGGCTAGTTCTGTTTTTACTGCACTTGTTAAACCTCTAGCCATTTACAAACTCTCTATTACATCGAACTCATAATTAAATAATAAGTTTCCATCCTTGTCATTTTGTCCTGTTGCGAACTCTTGAACGTCACTTGTTAGATGAACTGTAAAAGGTACTGAATCATAAGTTACCGCACTATCATCTGCTAAAGCTTCTCTTAAAGGCGGTTCTATTGTAACTGTTGACGCATTACTGGATGACGTTGCATCTTCGACAACCATATAAACCTTACTGTGTGCAAACTTTATAAAATCACCTGCTTTTAATCGCCCTGCTCCATCGCCTGCAAATCCATCTATAGCTATAGTTGTATCTGTTGCTGTGTGTGAGCCATTGACTAACAAAGTGCCTGTTTCATTACCCTGTGCGTTTAGATAGTTTGAGAATGTGACTGTAAAATTATCTTTTCTGTTTCTTTGCTTCATTATAAACGCCATCACAGGTGCAAAGTCTGCCCTAGTCATGGGAGGATATGAAAGAGTAAAACTAAAGCGTTGACCCTGCACTTGTCTTCTAAATGTCTTTCCGCTATCTGTTTCACTAAACAAAGTCCTTTGATTGCTCTTGATATTAATAGCTGTGAAATTTGTTTTTGGTAATGCTCCACTCATACGACTGCCATCTTACCCTTTTCGTTCATAGCACTATTAATAAGGTTTACTATAACACCCCTACTATTAACTAATAATTCGTTGAACCCTCTAGCGTCTACAGTATTAATATTGAAATTCACAGTTACGTTTTTATTCATTCCTAGCTTGTCATTAGGTACTATTGTTCCTGCTTGGTCTGGCACAAAGAGTTCAGCACCTTTTTCACCTACGATGCTTGGCTGTCCAACTGGCGGTCTTCCACCTTTTTCAAACCCTCTCATTTTATTTATTATACCTGCTCCAAAGGCTAACGCACCGCCTACAGCCACTACGTTAAATGGAAAGGGTATTGAAGCAAAAGTTTTCATTGCACCCTCATGTAAGCTAATTAAGGCTTTTTTTATAGAATCTGCCTTAAACATAGCTAACGACCCTTTCATTGCGTTCTTTATCGCTTCACCTATAAACATTTCAACCATTGACCGAACTACAAAAGTTCCCAAATCTTGAAAACTTAGTTTACCTGTCATTACAAAATCGGTAAGTGAATTTTTTAATCTGTCAAATGTTCCTACACCTATATCTTGCATTTGTTTAAACATTTCTTTCTGTGATTCGGCTACCTCTTTAAATCCGTTAGCAAAGTTAGCGAAAAGTCCTATTTGTGATTCATGTCTTCCAAGAGCCATTTCAACCGCTTCTATTGCCGACAAACGCAATTTGTCCGCTTCAGCAAGGCTTAAAGTTGCTTTTGTTGTTTCTTTTACTGCGTCCGTTTGTTTCTTAAATGATTTTTCAATTCTCCCACCCATTGCAAAAGGTGCTTGTCCAAACGATTCAAATGATTCTTTAGAACTTGCAATGACTGCTTTTTGTGTTTTGTCTAATAAAAGAAGTTTTTCGTTTAAATTTTTAATTTTTTCTTCGTTCTTACTGAAGACATCTACCATACCTTGATATAAATCAATTTGTTTGACAACTATGTCATTATTTTCGTTCATAACTCCATTTGATTCTCTAAAACTGTCTGCAATCTTTTTTCCAAAATCTGGTTTGATTTCAGCCATTGATTCTTCAAGTTTTTTATTCTGCATTTCAAGTTCACGAATTGCCATTACTGTTTTTAAAATATCTCTTTCTAATTCTTTTCTTGTTAATTTTTTAAGTGCTTGTTCTGCTTTCTCTAAGGGGTCTGGAAGCAACATAGTTGCGGTGGTAATAGCACCAATAGCACCTGCAAAAACTGTCAATCCTTTAGCACCAGAAAGAGCCGTTATCCCTGATAAATTAATGAAGACTAGCCGAAAAGCGGAAGCAAGTTTCGTCACCACACCGACAAGTTTAAAGGCTATGAAACCTGCAACGAAAGCTTTAAGTATTCTAAAATTTTCTGCTACAAATTGAACTGCTGAACCAAATCCAATAACCGCATTTGATAGTCCAACACCTATTGATGTTGCTATCTTGTCAATTTGCTCTTGATTATCTTGAAAAAATTTATCTAACTCGCCAAATTCTCTTTTCAGTCCGATTAAAAACCCTTCTGCCACCTGTTTCTGAAAGTTGAACAGCTTATCACCAAGCATTGAGAGCGTTCCAGTTAAGGTTTGTGCTAAATCATCCGTTGCACCTGCAAACCTTCCCCCTTTACCGAATACTCTTTCAAACGCTTCGGCTGTTTCTTCTGCTGTGACTGTAGCACCTGCCTTGAACCCTAATAAATCCCTAACACCTCTTTCTCTAAATATATCCGCACTTGCTATACCTGCTGATAATGACCGCTGTATTTGTTCCGCTGTGGTTTGAAAGTCTAAGCCAGTAACACTTGCAACATTGCCTGTTATTTCTAAGACTCTAGATAATTCTTCTGCATCTTTAGCAACAACCGCTAAATTTCCTGCTCCTGCTTGTATTTGCTCAAGGCTGAAAGGTACTTTAGATGCAAACTTTGACATAACATCAAAAGCTTTTGCACCTTCTTCAACGCTACCGAAAAGAAACTTTAGTCTGATTTGTAAGGATTCAACTTGCCTACCAACGTCCACGAATGACTTAATGGCAACACCGCCACCTATACCAACTAGGGCATTTCTAAGATTAAACACAGATTGCTTTAGTCTATCGACCCCTGTTGTGGCTGACTTCATAGCCTGTCTGGTCTTGTCCTTCGCTATGATGTCTATATTTACTTGTTTTGTTGCCACTATCTACTTGCCTTTGCTAGTCTTTGTTCTCGTTCTCGTTCTTCATGTTGGATTTGAAAGTAAGCAATCCACATATTAAATTCTTCAACTGACATTTGCAAGATTTCGGAAACAGTCTTGTGTAGCTTTTCGGCTAAACCAAAGATGTTATGCAACTCTGCATCATTCTTTAGTTTTTTTTATAATCCTCAATATTCTCATTTCCTGTTCCCATTATCTTTGTGGCAACGTCTGCGATTACATTTGTGTCAGCTTTTGTTTTGAAGGCTAGAATGTGCTTGGCGTTGAACATCTTATCGCCATCTTTCGTTAACGCTTTTTCAATGATAACGTCAATGAGTACAAGCAAATCAGTATTCGTAGCACCCTTGAATATCTTTTGTTTCTCAAGCATATTGAAAGGCTTGGTATGAATAGCTTTATCGCCAGTCAAACCCCATTCTGGTACTTCAATAATCTGCGTGTCTAGCTGACTAAAATGGTCACGAATACCATCAAAGTAGTCAATCGATGAATCTGACATTAGACTGTTCCGATGGTCAACCCACCATTACCTTGTAAAGACACAGTTCTAGTTGTTACACCATCTAATGTGACGCCTACAGACATTCCAGTTACGATACCAGTACCGCTGAACTTTCTATCTCCAGATGCACTTCCTTCTGGCATGAACTCAAAACTAGCACTAGCACCTTGCACTAATGTTGTTTGACCAGAATCAGTTTCATCAAAGTTCATATCTATAGTAGCTGTGAATGTACCTCGACCAACTAAATATGATTTCATTGAACTACCTAACGCTGTGTCCTCAACTACATCGTGTGTAGTGTCTATGGTGAAGCCTGTTGCGTTACCGACCGCAGTACCCCCAACATGAACAACCCCTTCTTTTCCGTGATGTGTAGCCATTTTTTACTCCTTTTCTTCTTTGGGTTTTTCGGCTTTTTTAGAAACCGCCTTTTCGTCATGTACCTTATAACCATTTTTTTCAAAATGTTCTATATGGTCTTCGACACATTTTATAATACTTTCGCCTTTTTTCATAGTCACATTTTTAGCCATTATGCACTCCCTCTTGTAAATTCATACATTACCCTTGCTGTTATTCGAACACCACCATAAGGATATATTGTACCCTCGTCTGTAGATGCGTCAATAATCTGGGTATCTATAGCATTACCATTTCTAGTTATATCATTATCTAAAGTTTCTTCAACAACTTCTATAATCTGGTTACGAACTGTGTCGATGTTTGAGTCTGTACCTTTTCCAAAAGCCACAATCAAAAAGTCTATTGTTCCCCTATATGTTCCTGCACCTGTATCACCTATGCTAGACACTTCCCTTGTTTCATCACCAGACTGAATGAATATAGCAGGGAATTGAGCATCACTTAGTTCTTCTACTTCAAATGGTTCTCTAGTAATCTTTTTGAACTCAATAGGACTGGTCACCGCATCAAGCTTGGTAATTATGTCACTTGCTATGTTTTCTCTCTTGCTCATAACCGCATTTCTTTAAAATAAAAACTCGCAAACTCTGCTTTTAGCTTATCTTCTTCTTTATTGCCTATAGCAAAGAATGGTCTTGTAATACGTCTTTTACCTACCCCAAATGTGTCGTGAAAACTAGCTATCTTTGCTCTTTCCATGTTTGAGAAGAATAATGTGCTTTTTAAACCACCTGTTTTGAAATCTAAGCTACGAAACATCTTACCTGTATCTGTTAGGTCTACAAAGCCTGTCTGTCTACCCCTCTTTTTACGGCTTCTTACTGTGCCTTTAGCGTATGCCCTCATTTGACCGCCATCTGGTAGCTTACCAGACTGTGTACGCTTGGTAATCATAAGAACCGCCATATTAGAAACCCTGTTCAATGATTTCTGTATGACCGCCTTTTGTTTCCTACCTATGTTCTTCAATAGGTTTGTGACGGCTATAGCATTTACGTCAACTTTTACGTCTACTGCCATTAGCGAACTAATCTCAAGTGGTGTATAGGTTCTTTCTCGCTATCACTTACTGTACCGCCACCATCTTCATCATACTCAACCCCATCCCTAAGAATAGCTTGAAATTCTTCTTCATATCTATCCCTGTAGAAATCAATCTGCACTTGAAATGCATCTTTGCCCTCTCCTGTGTCTGGGTCACGCCATTTTGTAAGAATAGGGTAAACATATTTCCACAAACATAAATAAACGAC